CAAGACAAAAGCCATTGACCATCCGCTGTATCACCTGCTCCATGATGAACCGAATCCGGAGATGAGTTCCTTCGTTTTCCGCGAAACGCTCATGACCCATCTGCTCCTGTGGGGCAATGCCTACTCGCAGATCATCCGAAACGGCAAGAACGAGATTGTCGCTCTGTATCCATTGATGCCTAACAAGATGACGGTTGAACGTGACTCTTCCGGTCAGCTTTACTACAGCTACTATCGCGGCTCAGACGAAGCATACCATGAACGCGAAAACACCGTGATCCTCCGCCCAACCGATGTCCTGCACATCCCCGGGCTCGGTTTCGACGGTCTGGTTGGCTACAGTCCCATAGCTATGGCGAAAAACGCCATCGGCATGGCGATTGCCTGTGAGGAATACGGTGCGAAGTTCTTCGCCAACGGCGCAGCTCCCGGCGGTGTTCTCGAACATCCCGGCACCATCAAAGACCCTGCCCGTGTGCGTGAAAGCTGGCAGTCTACCTTCGGAGGCAGCGGAAACGCAAACAAAATCGCCGTCCTCGAAGAAGGCATGAAATACACGCCGATCGGCATCGCTCCCGAACAGGCACAGTTTCTGGAAACCCGAAAGTTTCAGATCAATGAAATTGCTCGAATTTTCCGTGTCCCGCCGCACATGGTCGGGGATCTGGAGAAGTCGAGTTTTTCCAATATTGAACAGCAGTCCCTTGAATTCGTGAAATACACGCTCGACCCGTGGGTGATCCGATGGGAGCAGTCCATTCAACGCTCACTCTTAAATAAGGAAGAAAAGTCACAGTATTTCGCTAAGTTCAATCTTGAAGGACTGCTCCGTGGGGACTACCAGTCCCGAATGCAGGGTTACGCCGTCGGTCGGCAGAACGGGTGGATGTCTGCGAACGATATCCGCGAACTGGAAAACCTCGACCGTATTCCCGAGGAGGAAGGCGGTGACCTGTACCTCATCAACGGCAATATGCTTCCGATGAAAAACGCAGGAGCCTTTGCCGATAACATAAATACTAACGGAAAGGAAAACGAGACTAATGAAGAAATTCTGGAAGTGGACGAATCTGGCACCGACGGAAACAGCACCGGCGGAGAGGATTCTTCACCTGAACGGCACCATCGCCGAGGAAAGCTGGTTTGACGATGATGTCACACCTGCTATTTTTGAGAACGAACTGAAGTCCGGTGACGGTGACATTACCGTCTGGATCAACAGTCCGGGCGGCGATTGTGTCGCGGCGGCGCAGATTTACAATATGCTGATGGACTACAAAGGTTCAGTTACCGTGAAGATTGACGGTATCGCCGCTTCTGCCGCATCCGTGATTGCGATGGCAGGTTCCAAGGTACTGATGTCTCCCGTGTCCATGCTGATGATCCACAATCCCATGACCGCAGCTTATGGTAATTCCGCAGAAATGCAGAAAGCCATTGAAATGCTCGGCAGTGTGAAGGACTCTATCCTCAATGCCTACGAAATCAAAACCGGAATGTCCCGCACGAAGCTGTCTCATTTGATGGATGCGGAGACTTGGATGGATGCAAACAAGGCGATGGAACTCGGTTTTGCCGATGAAATCATGAAGCGTACCGTGGAGGATATCGAAACTCCCGCCGTTTCCATGATGTATTCCAAGGCGGCTGTGGTCAACTCCCTCATGGACAAGATCGCCGCCAAGTGCAAGATCGAGAAACCGGATGAACCCGTACAGCCGCCTGAACCCGAAGTTACCGGTCGCAAAGTCGATGACCTTTATGACCGGCTCAATCTTATGAAACACTAAAAATGGAGGAAATTCAATATGACTATTCATGAACTGCGCGAAAAGCGTGCAAAGGCATGGGAAGCTGCCAAGGCTTTTCTGGATTCCCATCGCCCCGCAAACGGTATTCTTTCTGCTGAAGACGATACCGTATATTCCCGCATGGAGCAGGAAATCACCGACCTCGGTAAGGAAATCGCCAGACTTGAGAGACAGGAAGCAATGGATGCCGAACTGAACAAGCCTGTGAACCGTCCCATCACTGGTCAGCCCATGTCCGGCACTGCCGAAGTCAAGACCGGTCGTGCTACTGACGAATACAAGTCCAACTTCTGGAATGTGATGCGTTCCAAGGCTCCCATGCCGCAGGTGGTAAATGCACTTCAGGTCGGTACTGATTCTGAAGGCGGCTACCTCGTTCCCGACGAATACGAAAAAACTCTTGTTGAAGCACTTCTGGAAGAGAATGTATTCCGTGGTCTGGCCCACATCATTCAGACTTCCAGTGGTGAGCGCAAGATTCCTGTTGTTGCATCCAAGGGTTCTGCAAACTGGATCGATGAGGAAGGTCCCTATGAAGAAAGCGATGATTCCTTCGGTCAGGTAACTATCGGAGCGCACAAGCTGGGTACCACGATTAAGGTTTCCGAAGAACTGGTCAACGATTCCGTGTTCCCTCTGGAAAGTTATATCGCCAAGGAATTCGCCCGCCGTATCGGTTCCCGTGAAGAAGATGCATTTCTCAACGGTGACGGTAACGGCAAGCCTCTCGGCATCCTTGCCAATTCCGGTGGTGCGGAAATCGGGGTGACTGCCGCATCTGCGACTGCCATCACTGCCGATGAGATCATCGACCTCTACTTCGCTCTCAAAGTGCCCTACAGAAAGAAGGCTTCCTGGCTTCTGAATGATTCCACCATCAAGGCAATCCGTAAGCTGAAAGATGCCAATGGTCAGTATCTCTGGCAGCCTGCTCTGACTGCCGGTAACCCTGATATGATCCTCGGTCGTCCGGTACACACTTCTGCGTATATGCCCGTCCTCGGTTCTTCTGCTAAGACCATCGCATTCGGTGACTATAAGTATTACTGGATCGCCGACCGTCAGGGCAGATGTTTCAAGCGTCTCAACGAACTGTATGCGACCACCGGTCAGATCGGTTTCCTCGGCTCTCAGAGAGTGGACGGTAAGCTGATCCTGCCTGAATCCATCAAGGTTCTCCAGATGAAGGGCAGCGTTGCAGATCCCACCTAATCCAGGGGGAGGTAAGGCATGGACGAACTGATTGATAAGGTAAAGGCGAATCTGATTCTCGACCATGACGTGGATGATTCGCTGATTCTCCACTACATCACCGCCGCAACTGCCTACGCCGAAAGCTATCAGCACATACCGGAGGGATTTTACTCCTCCAATCCAATGCCGCCTACAACCGAGCAAGCCGTTATCATGCTGTCGTCCCACTTTTATGAATCACGGGACGGCAGCACGGGCGGCTTTTTTGCTGACAATGTTCCTGCGGCACAGCAGGTGTGGAATACAGTAAATCTTCTGCTGAGACTGGATCGGGAGTGGAAAGTATGAGTTACGGAAAAATGAATGCTTTTATCGATATTGTTAAGCCTGTCATCACAAAGGATGCTGATGGGTTCAAGGTTACTTCCGATAAAATCCTCGCATCCGTCCGTGCATATCGGGAAGGCCGTCATGGCAGTGAACGTTGGGCAAACCGTGCCGCTTTCACCGATGCCACAGACCTGTTCCGGTTCCGGTGGATTCCGGGAGTGGATATCACCACAGATATGGTCATTGCCTGTCGTGATGGCAGATTCGAGATCACTTCGGTGGAGAATATCAAGGGGCGTTGGCGGTACATCGAAGTTCTGGCGAAAGAGGTGAAGCCGAGTGGCTAAGGCAACAATCAAAATGCCGGATGAACTTCTGGTGAAGCTGTCACGGATCGGTGCAAAATCCGATGAAATTGCGGCCATGGCTCTCGAAGCGGGCGGTCAGGTTGTGCTTGACAAGGTGAAGTCCAACCTTGAATCCGTGATCGGCAGTGAGACAAAGTACGACTCCCGCTCGACCGGTGAACTGGTGGAATCCCTCGGTCTGACTCCGCCAAAGATCGACCGGAACGGCAACTCCAATGTGAAGATCGGCTTTTCGGAGCCTCGTTCGGACGGTGAGAGCAACGCCATGATCGCTGCGGTGATCGAATACGGCAAACATGGTCAGCCGCCGAAGCCGTTCATGGAACCGGCGAAAGCGGAAAGTAAAAACGAATGTAAAAAAGTCATGAAAGGCGTACTGGAACGGGAGGTGGCAAAACTGTGATTTTATCTGAACTGAACTCTATCTTGTCTCCACTGATTCCGGTGGAAACGGGCGTATTTTCCGACACCGCACCGGAAAAATATGTGGTTCTGACACCGCTTGCGGACACATTCGATCTTCATGCGGACAACGAACCACAGGTTGACGTACAGTCGGTGCGGATTTCCCTGTACGACAAGGGCAACTACATCAAAATGAAAAATCAGATCGTCTGCGCGGTTCTCGCTGCGGAAATGACGATCACGGGACGCCGGTACATCGGTCACGAATCGACCACCGGCTACCACCACTACGCCATTGATGTGGCAAAATCTTATGAAATGGAGGAAGAAATCTAATGGCAACAATCGGTCTTGATATGCTGCATTTCGCCAAAATTACCGAGGACGAAAACGGCGAAGAAACCTACGGCACCCCGGAGAAACTGGCGAAAGCAATCTCCGCCGACCTGTCCGTGGAACTGGTCGAAGCGATCCTGTACGCCGATGACGGCATCGCGGAAATCGTGAAAGAGTTTGGTAACGGCACACTTTCCCTCGGTATTGATGACATCGGCTCGGTTGTCGCATCCACGCTCACCGGTGCGACCATCGACTCCAACGGTGTCGTTATTTCGGCATCCGAGGACGGCGGCGATCCTGTGGCGATCGGCTTCCGCGCGAAGAAGTCCAACGGCAAGTACAAGTATTTCTGGCTGTACAAGGTCAAGTTCGGCATTCCCGCCACCAACCTTGCGACCAAGGGCGAGAGCATTACGTTCTCCACGCCGACCATTGAGGGGACGATCATGCGCCGCAACAAGGTGGACGGCAGAAACAAGCATCCGTGGAAAGCGGAGGTTACCGAAGGTGACACCAAGGTATCCGCTGAGACCATCACCAACTGGTACAAGAACGTTTATGAACCCGAATACAGTGCGTAAAGGAGAATGCAGATGGATAACGAAAGAAGTGCAAAAATCATCATCGGCGGGACAGAGTACGAGATGATTCTCACCACCCGTGCAACCAAGGAAATCGCCGGACGGTACGGCGGTCTGGAGAACCTCGGGCAGAAGCTGATGAAATCCGAGAACTTTGAAATGGCTATCGATGAAGTGGTGTGGTTGATCACACTTCTTGCGAACCAGAGTGTTCTCATCCACAATCTCAAGAATCCGGACAATAAAAAGGAACCACTCACGGCAGAAGTGGTCGAACTCCTGACTTCTCCGCTGGAACTGGCGGCATATAAAAACGCCATCATGGAAGCCATGTTCAAGGGTACAAAGCGGAACGTGGAAAGCGAAAATAACTCAAAAAACGTAACAGTCGGGTAAGTGACGAGGAACTCTTTACCCGACTGCTTTATTTCGGAACGGCACAGCTGCACATTCCCTTTGATGAAGTGTGGCTGATGCCATTCGGCTATTTGCTCGATCTTTGGGAATGCCACTGTCAGTTCACCGGTATGGCGAAACCCAAGCGCGAGATGTACATTGACGATATTATACCGGAGGGAATATGATGATCAGAAATTCACGAAATAACCTTACCTTTTATCAATGGGACGTGAACCAGCGTCTGATTTGTTCTGACACACCTGACGGTATCGAAGTCCACT